GGTGATGAAACCCTGTCTTTAAATGTAGGTGCTTATAAATGAGTAATAAAGGACTATATGCTTCGATTCATGCCAAACAAGCAAGAATTAAGGCTGGCTCTGGTGAACGTATGCGGAAAGTTGGTAGCAAAGGTGCGCCAACTGCCAAAGCGTTTGTTGAGTCTGCTAAAACTGCAAAGAAACCAAAAAAGGTGAAGTGATGAAAACTCCCGCTTGGCAACGCTCCGAAGGTAAAAATCCTAAAGGAGGGTTGAACTCCAAGGGAAGATCATCTTATAATGCGGAAACTGGTGGTAATCTAAAAGCACCAGTAAAGTCGGGGGATAACCCTCGCAGAGCAAGTTTCTTGGCTCGTATGGGCAATATGGCTGGTGCTGAGTACAAGAATGGTGAACCGACAAGACTGCTTCTTTCGTTAAAAGCATGGGGTGCAAACTCCAAGGCTGACGCAAAGGCAAAAGCCAAGTCTATTTCCGAACGAAATAAGGCAAAGGCAAAATGAGAGCATTATCGGTTGGAGTTAGTCCCACAGCGGCAGTAGACACAACAGTCTATACCTGTCCTACGGGCTACTACGCCAAATTTACTGTAATGTATATACACAATACAGGTGGCTCTACCAAACATATAACTGTTCAATGGTTTGACGCAAGTGCTAATAGCACTCTTGATATATTGACCCAATACGATTTCACATCAAAAAACTATCTTCAGTTTGATGGCAATGCTTACATTGTTTTAGAAGAAGGCGACAAACTTAAAATAACTACTCAGTCTGCAAGTTCATTCAGTTTTATAGCAACCTTTGAAGAAATAGGATTGACAAGACAATGACGTACTTAGAACTAATTAACGATGTCTTGGTTCGGTTGCGTGAGACAACAGTCTCTACTAACGCAGAAACCTCATATTCCACCCTGATTGGCAAGTTTGTCAATGATGCTAAGCGTCAAGTAGAAGATTCGTTTGGTTGGAATATCTTGGGTCAAACCATCACAGTCACCACAGCATCTAGTACTGCTTCTTACTCCCTTACGGGGGCTGGTCAGAAGTTCCAAGTGCAAGATGTTATCAACACAACAAGCAATATAAGTCTCACAAACATCAACTTTGTGGACATGAATCGCAAGCAAAACTTCACCCCATTGGTGAACGCAATTCCAACAGAGTTTGCTTTTGATGGCGTGGATGGCTCTTACGATACTAAAGTCACCCTGTTCCCAATCCCTAATGGTGTATACACAATCAAGTTTTCCTTGGTTGTCCCACAAGCCACTTTGTCTGCGGATGGTACTGTGGTGAAAGTGCCTGATGTGTTGGTGGCACAAAATGCCTATGCCCGTGCATTGGTTGAGCGTGGTGAAGATGGTGGACTAACCTCCTCAGAGGCTTATGGGCTATACAGATCAATGCTGTCAGACTATATTGCTCTTGAGGGTACTCGTTATCCTGAGACAGGGGAGTTTGTGGCAATATGAGCCAAACAATCCAAACCTCTAGCATCTCAGCGCCAGGCTTCTACGGGCTGAACACCCAAGATTCGCCTTTGGACTTGAATCAAGGGTTTGCGCTTGTTGCCACCAATTGCATCATTGACCAATACGGACGCATCGGTTCACGCCAAGGATGGTCTAGAGTCAACGCATCTAGTGGCAATTTAGGTGCTAATGATGTCAAGGTAATACATGAGTTAATCCAAGCAGATGGTTCGTTAACTGTGTTGTTCGCTGGCAATAACAAGTTATTCAAACTAGGCGCATCCAATGTTGTTACAGAGTTGACCTATGGGGGAGGGGGGTCTGCTCCTACCATTACGGCAAGCAACTGGCAATGTGTGTCCTTAAATCAAATCACATACTTTTTCCAATCTGGGTATAACCCATTGATATACGACCCCGCTGTGAGTACTACTACTTATAGGCGTGTATCTGAGAAAAGTGGTTATGTGGGGACTGTGCCTGATGCAAACATTGCGTTGTCTGCTTACGGAAGATTGTGGGTAGCGACTACAGCATCCAACAATTCAACTGTGTCATTTAGTGATCTGACTGCGGGGCATATTTGGGCTACTGGTACTTCTGGTAGTTTGGATGTCTCTAGGGTGTGGCCTAACGGCTCAGATGAGATTACGGGTTTGGCGGCACACAATGGATTCTTGTTTATCTTTGGTAAGCGTCAAATCTTGGTTTATGCAAATGCAACCACTCCGTCCACGATGTCCTTGAGCGACACAGTTGAGGGTATAGGTTGTATTGCTAGGGACAGTATTCAAACAACGAGTACGGATGTTTTGTTCTTGTCTAACTCTGGTGTCAGATCTTTGATGAGAACAATTCAAGAGAAGTCTGCGCCTGAAAGGGACTTGTCTAAGAACATACGTAATGACTTGATGGGAACTGTGGCGGGCGAGACGTTAGCCAACATTAAGTCTGTTTACTCTGAGAGACAAGCGTTTTACTTGTTGGTAACCCCAAGCATTGACACTACATGGTGTTTCGATACAAAGGCTTTCTTGCCCGATGGTGCGGCAAGGGTTACAACTTGGGACTCTATTACACCAAAATCTTTGCTCTCTAAGAGAGATGGAAGTTTGTTGGTTGGACAGAATGGTTATATTGGCTTGTATAACACCTACCAAGATTACAACGAAGCGTATCGCTTTTTGTACTACACAAACCATGCTGACCTTGGTGATCAGAATGTAACTTCTATTTTGAAGAAGTTATCAATTGTGGTGATTGGTGGAACAAACCAAGACGTGACATTTAAGTGGGGCTTTGACTTTAAGACCAACTATTTGTCAGATAACGCAAGTATTCCAGAGCAAGATGTTTACTACTATGGCATTGCTGAGTATGGCGCAAATGCGACTACTGTTGCGTACTACTCTGATGGCGTTGCTTTGCAGACATTGAATGTTTCTGCGTCTGGTGCGGGCAAAGTTGTACAAACAGGGTATGAGGCTGACATCAATGGTACAGCCTTGTCTATACAGAAAATTGAAATTCAAGCCAAACGTGGCAAAGTAAGTTAAAGGAGATTATCTTGTCTGATTACACAAAAAGCACGAACTTTGCTACCAAAGATAACCTATCTTCTGGCAATCCTTTAAAGATTGTCAAGGGTACTGAGATTGATACAGAGTTCAACAACATTGCTACGGCTGTTGCGACAAAGGCAGATTTAGCATCTCCTACCTTTACTGGTACGCCTACTTTGCCTACTGGCACGATTGCGGTTACTCAGAGTTCTGGAAGCAATACCACTACGATAGCAACTACTGCGTTTGTGCAAGCGGCAATTGCTTTGCTTTACCCTGTCGGCTCAGTCTACACAAATGCGACTGTCAACACTAACCCTGCTACCTTGTTAGGCTTTGGCACTTGGACAGCCTTTGGTGCAGGGCGTGTTATGGTCGGCTTTGACTCTAGCAATGCCTTGTTTGATGCGGCAGAGGAAACTGGTGGTAGCGCAGATGCTATTACTGTGAGCCACACCCATACGGCTACAACAACATCAACCGATTCAGGTCACAGCCACGGCTCTACTGTTGGTAGTGGTTTTATTTCTAATGGTGGTAGTGAGCAATTGGCAGGCGGTAATAACCTAAACTTTGGCAGACCAAATACAACTGCAACAGCCACCGCTAGTATTTCATCTACAACAACAGTTGCATCTGCTGGTTCTAGTGGCACAAATGCTAACTATCAGCCTTACATAACTGTTTATATGTGGAAACGCACAGCATGATTGCACACCACTTTTCTGATGGACTGTATGCCAAGGAAATGGCATTTACTGCGGGTGAGGCTATCCTAAAGCACACTCACAATTACAGTCATTTGTCTATTTTGGCAAAAGGTAAGGTTGCTGTGTTGCGTGGCGATGAGATTCACATTGTTGATGCGCCAGCGTGTATTGAGATAAAAGCGGGTCTGAATCATGGCGTTAAAGCGATTACAGATTGTGTTTGGTTTTGTATCCATGCCACAGACGAGAAAGACCCGTCTAATGTGGATAAAGTTTTGATAAAGGGGAAATGATATGCCTATTTCAGCAGGTGCAGGTATGGCAATTTTGGGAGGGGCAAATATTGTTGGCGGAATTTTACAAGGCAATTCTGCCCGTAGTGCGGCTAACACCTCTGCCCAAGCACAACTACAAGCGGCACAAATAGCGGCAGATGCGGCTCGTTTCCGTCCTGTTGGCTTAAATTTATATAGCCAAGGTTTAGGAGAGTCTCGTTTTCAAACGGATGCTCAAGGAAATGTTATTGGCGCAGAAATTAGTTCAAGCCCGCAATTCCAAAACTATCAACAAACCTTGGCTAGGATGCAAGAGCAACAACTTGCAGAAGCCGAAAGAGCGCCACAACAGTACGCTCCTTTGCAAGGCGCGGCTGGTGGGTTATTTAGTCTTGGTCAACAGTATTTGGCTCAGTCTCCTGAACAGGTTGCTCAACAATACATATCGAGACAGCAAGACTTACTTGCGCCTAGTCGTGAAAGACAGTACGCACAGTTGCAAAATCAATTGTTTAATACAGGTCGTGGTGGTTTGTCAGTAGGCGCAACAGGATTGCGTCCAAGTGGCACACAAGGTTTAGGTGCGTCTAACCCTGAAATGGAAGCCTATTACAACGCTTTGGCACAACAAGACTTACAACTTGCATCACAAGCACAAGCGGCTGGTCAACAACAAACTGCTTTTGGTGCAGGGTTGTTTGGTCAGGGCGCAGGGTTATTAGGACAGTATCAGGCTGGTCAAGTTGGTGCATTGTCACCATTCCAAACCTCACTTGGTTTGCAAGGAGGTATTGCAGACCTTGCGCTCACACCTTTAAAACTTGGAATGGAACTAGGTGGTAGGTCTGCTAGTGCTGGCGCTAATGTTGGTCAAGCATTGTTAAGTGGTGGACTAAGTGCCGCAAAAACGGCACAAGCCGCTAACGCTTACAACCCATTGGCTAACGTCTTACAAGGTGCGGGAACTAATCCGTATATTTATGATTATTTAAGAAGCAGACCACAAACAAATAGTTTTGGTAATGTTGTTTATAACCCAGCAACCATGAGTCCAAATACTCAATATGGTTATGGCGTAGGTAGTTTGTTGTCAGGCACTTCTGGTATTGGAGACTAATCATGGCAGAATCAATCGTGGGCGGATTATTTGGTATGACTCCTGAGATGTACCAAAGAGATCAAAATATATTGGCTTTGAAGCAAGCGGCAGAATTAGGACAGATGGATCCTTTTGCATCTGCTCGTACTAGCCTTATCTATGGTGGTAGACAGTTAGGTGGTGCTATTGCTGGTGCATTAGGTGCTGAAGACCCACAGTTACAAAGAATATCTCAGTTCCAGAACTTGGCTGGACAGGCTGATCTAACTACGCCTGAAGGTTATATAAACTTTGGCAAACAACTAATGAGTGTTGACCCACAAAAAGGCGCATTGGCTATTCAAAGGGGTCAGCAAATGGCTAGAGAGCAGGCTGAGTCTAGTGCGACTGTTGCTTTGCGTGAAGCACAGGCAATGAAAGCGTTAATGTTACCAAAACTTACTGGTGATGAACGCTACATTAATGACCTTCGAGTTGTTGAAAACAAATTGCGTCAAGGAAAAACACCATCTGATGATGAGTTGTCTACAGCAAATATTGCCTCACAAATGCTTGCAAATCCAAGATCGTTTTTTGATCAAGCAAGCGGGCAAACTGTTGTTATTCCTGCAACAGACCCATCTAAAGCATTTCCATTGGCATTTAAGCAATTTGGTGGGGCGCAAAAACAAGCACCTACACCAACAGAAGGAGCAACAACTACCACATCAACAACAGCGGATAGGCCGTCAATGCCTACCACTGGTACTGCTACTGTTCAACAAGTAACAAGAGGCAACTTGCCTGCTACTGTAATTCAAGATATTGCAGGAATTGACAAACAATTAGAAGAAATAAAAAACCGTACGCCACAATTTACTTCCTTTTTGGCAAAGATTGAAAAAGGGGACGTGAAATATGATTTAGCAACAAACACATACGATCTTGCTGGCGCAATAATCCCCCCAATTTTTGGTGCAAAAGAAAAAGGAAACCAAGTTTCTAAAGATGAAATTCAGAGAGCGTTAACCGCTAGAGTTAATGCCGTACTAAATGCCGCCAAAGGTGTTCAAGCAAGGGATGACGCACAACGAGCAAAAGACCAAATTGCATCACCATCATCATTTTATAGTTCAGAGCGTATGGCTGGAGCAATACGTGGATTGCTAAAAGCAGAAAGAAGTTTAGAAGAAGAATTATTAATTGAAAAACAAACACTTCAATCAAAAGGACAGCCAACTATACAAAGTACACCTACCGCACCAAAAACCAAATCAAGCGAATTAAGTAGGGATGAAAAGATAAATGCTTTTATTCGTGCAAATGGTGGAAAGCCAACAAAAGAACAAGCGGAATCATTTTTAAAGTCCAAGGGCTTACTTAACTAAGGCGGTGCATCATGGGATTATTTGATGAATGGAAAAACAAGTCTTACGCTGAAAAAATGCAACAGACTTACCTTAGTGACTTTGAAAAAGGCAAAGTAAATAAGGGAAAAGAAATGGCTGAAGGTTTGGTTCAATCGGTATTGGAACTAGGCGTAAAGGCTGGATTAACACGTCAAGAAACTCTTGATAAGTTAAATGCTCGTCTTGCACAACAGCCTGATCGTCTTAGTTACGATAATAAAGTAATGGGCGCAATGGGCGAGATTGTTGGTGAATTGACAATTGCCGCACCTGCGTCTGCTATGGGGTGGTTTGGTGCTGGTGGAAAGTTAGCACAAATAACAAAACAAGGCTTATTTGGCGGCGCTTGGGAATATTTTACAAAGCCCGTATTACCAACAGAGGATAGAGGACAAAAAGCAACTGAGGCAGGACTTATTACAAGTGGTGCTACTGCTGTTTTGGGGGTAGTTGGAAGACCAATTGAAAAACTAACTCATTACGACTTCAAAGAGAACATTAAAGCGGTTAAAGATGCTTCTGCCTCATTAGGAATAAGTCCAAAATTACTTGGTGACTTTACTGGTAGCGAGTCAACTCGTGCGGCTGAAGCCATTAGCAAAGCCCGTGGTGGTGGTGTTGTTGATATGCTGAAAAACAACATAAACCAGTTAAAGACTGCTGGAGGTACTGTTGAGACAAAAATAACTGGTGGGAAGGTTTATTCTGGTCAGGCTGGTGAAAATGTAGCCAAGGCTGTTCAAACTAACTATACAGATGCCACAAGAGAAGGTAACAAGTTATATACAAAATTAGACACTCTTGCCGCTCAAAACAACCTAACAAAAATTATTCCATCTGAAACAGAGATGGCTGTAAAGAATGTTATATCTGAATATGGTGATTTGTTTAAATCATTGGAAAGACCTGCTTTAGAGGCAAAATTAACAGCATTTGGTGGAAAACTTGGTAAAGAAGAAATTAAGCAACCAGCAGGATTGATTCTGTCTGAGTCTGGCACACCTATTATTCCTGAAATTAAAGGGCCAGCAGAGTTCACTTTCTCCGATATTCGCAAGGCTAGAGAAGGTTTAATTGATGTTTTACAAGCGGCTAAAGCACAAAATAAGTTTGGCCCAAAAGAGTCTATTCGTCTAAATGAAGTTATTGATGCGATGGATAGAGACATTGAAAAATGGGGTGAATCTATTGCTCAAAACAAAATTGTTGCCGATGCATGGAGTACTGCAAGAACTTATTGGAGAGGAAATGTAATTCCTTTGCGTGATGCTGATTTGGCAATCACAATGATTAAAGACCCTAACTCCAATGAACTTAAAACCGATATTTCCAAACTTGTTGGCAAGATTGTTTCCTCAGAGGCTACTGGTCAGGAAGGCGCAAAACGAGCATCAATGATGGTTGCAAAGGTACTGCCAGAAGATGTCAAGGCAGATGTGGCGGCGGCAACTTTTAATACTGCTCGAAATTTGGCTACTGATCCATCAGGCAACTTTGATCCAATCAAGTTCTCTACCTTCTTACAGTCTAGAAAACAAAATCTTCAACCATTCGTTGCTGAAAACTTAGACACATTGTTAAACAAATATAGTTTCTTGTCTCAGTCAATGACTCGTCAGGGTGGCGCATATGGTGGTTTAGATGAGGCATCTTCTCAAGCGGGAAGGATGGCGGCGGCTTCTATCGTTGGTGGCCCTGCTGGTGCGGCAATCGCTTCTGTTCCTGCCAATAGGTTGATGGAAATGGTTTCTCGCTCTGCTTTTGACACAGATGCAGGAAGGGCAATTATGTTGTCAGGCAAGTCATTGGATGATTTCAGGCCATTGTTGACAGGCGGTTTATTGTCAGAACAATTGCCAGAAGGCGTTGTGGCTACTCCTGAGTGGGTAATTCCACCTGAATTGGGCGGTCAACCACAACAACAACCTAGCGGTCAACAGGAGGAATATGTAATTCCAGAAGAAATTATGCCGATGGCTGTTCAAACAATGGGGTCAGAGAATGTTGCTCCAAACAGAAGTCCTTTTTCAGGAATGAACCCACAACTTCAGCCTCAATAGGAGTAACCCATTGATCCTTTTTCTCTCCTCATGTTGGCGCAAGGTGCAGTTGGCTTTATTAAGCAAGGCTGTGCAATGCTCCATGAGGGGCGAATGGAACTTGAAGGTGCTAAGAAGACAGTTGAAGGCGTACTTGCAGATGTCAAAGCAATCAAGGGCATTTGGCAGTGGCTCATTGGCTTACTTAACGGAAAACCCAAGTCCAAGTCAACAGAAGAAGCCCCCAAGCCTTTGGCGAAAGCGAAGGTCGCCACTAAGAAGCAACAGTCTTATGAGGAGATGGAACTCTTACTCATTAAGGACATTGGTGAGAAACTTGGTCTTTTATTCGATACACAACAGCAAATCAACAATTACTATCGGTCATTAGAGGAAGAATCAAAGAATGTCTATGATCCTGACCAAAATAGTAGCAAGAAAGCGATTGAGAGAACTCTAATTGAATTGCAACTTGAGAAACTGATGGAACAAGTGAGGGAGGCGATGGTGTATGCGCCCTCTGAGTTGAAGGACTTGTATGGCAGATTCTTAAAGATGTATGCAAAAATTGAGCAAGAGCAAGAGTGGGCGAGGTCGGAGATGATCCGAAGGGCAAGGATAGAGCGTTGGAGACAAGAACAAAGGGAGATTCGCCAGATTGAGATGATAAGTGGGTTGGTTGCTGTTGGGTTTATTTCATTGATCTTTGGGTGGCTGATGTGGCAACTGCAAAACTTATCTGGTGGGTTTTAATTGGAGTGATGCTCTGTGTTGTCGTAGGTGCAACCTCAATGGCTTATGTCGAGACTCTTTACATGAAAGCACAACTGAAAAGAGAGATAAAAGAATTGCGTAAATTGAAACAAGAACTGAAAGAAACCAAATGAAGTATTTGTTAATACTGTTACTTTTGATTGGTTGCAAAGATTCTTACCGATATTTTTGCCAAAATCCTAAGAACTTCTCTGCCAAACAATGTCAGCGTCCTGATTGCCAATTTACCCAAGACTGTCCCGATTACCTAGTAGCACCTATATTGGAGAAACAAGTTGTCCAACAACCCCCACAAATTCCAAGTCAATCGGCTTCTAACCCAAGATGAGATAGAGGTCAGGGTTTGGGCGTTAGTCGTCCTTATCGTGACTGTTATCTTGGCTGGCATTGTGTTCTTTATGCTGTATAGCGTTACCTTTGTGACGCAACCCATTAAGAGCATGGCTCCGATAGATCAGGGTTATCTCAAGATGCTCAACGACATTGTTTTGTTGATTGTTGGTGGCATTGGTGGCGTGATGAGCCGTAAAGGTGTGCAGACATTGGCTGAGAAGATGGCAACGCCTACAACACCCCCTGTAACGCCTCCTAGCACCCCTACAACGCCTCCACCACCATCTACCTCTACTTGGGTGTCCTCTGGTGCTATGCCAGCATGGGTAAATCCTCCTTTGGATGAGGAGTGGAGAGCGCCACCACCCCCTACTACGCCACCTGACTATGTTGACCCTGAGAAGGAGAAAATAGCCAATGAGAGGGCATTAGCGAGGGCTGACGAATGATTCCTAATCCTTGGGTGATATTGGGTGCTATCTTGGTGGCTGTAAGCGTCTATTTCTATGGACACCATAAAGGATGGGATGATCGTGATATTGAGATGCAAGCAGAGATTGCTGTCAAGAACGAAGAAGCCCGTGTAAAAGAGCAAGAACTCACCAAACAACTTAATGAAAACTCAACTAAATTGATGGAGGCAAACAATGCCATTACTGAAAAACAGTCTAGTCTTGATCGTGCTATTCGTGCTGGTAGGGTGCGCCTCCCGTCCACAAGTTGCGTACAAACCAGTTCAAATACCCCCGTTGCCAGTGGAAATAGCAACCAAACGGGAAGCCAACCTAACGGACAGGCTAACTCAACTGCTGACGAAGCAGAACGACAAACCCTTGCCGCCATCGCAGAAATAGTAGCCCAAGGGGATAGAAACACATTGCAGTTAAATGCGTGTATATCAGCCTACCAAGCAGTAATGGAGAAAGTAAATGACAGTAAACGCTGACCAATTGGTAAAACTACACATTGATCCTAGTTTGGAGGGTGTCTTTAGAGAAACATTCCAGAAGTGGAATATAAACACAGTTAGACAACAGGCGGCTTTCATTGCTCAATGTGGGCATGAGTGCAATAATTTCAAAACCATTGAAGAAAACTTGATGTATCGGGCTGAGACATTGCTAAAGTTATTTCCAAGAACACCAAAAAGGGCATGGGGATTTACGCCTGAAGAAGCCAAAGCATACGAAAAACAGCCTAAACGCATTGCCAACAGGATTTATGGTAATCGTATGGGAAACAGGGATGAAACCTCTGGTGACGGGTATCGGTTTCGTGGATCAGGCTGGTTACAGTTGACGGGACACGATAATTTCTACCATGCAGGAAAGGCTTGTGGGGTTGACTTTGTAATGCAACCAGACCTAGTGAGAACTGCCCAATATGCCGCTATAAGTGCTGGCTGGTATTGGGCAACCCATAACTGCAATCAAATCGCTGAATCTGGAGATTGGTTGGCCTTAACCAAGCGGATAAATG